TCTGCATCTGGCTTCCTTACCCGGATGCTTTGTCGATGATGAAATAGCCGTTGGCTGGATCGCCCAGGAAGCGTGTCATCAGCTGCTGGTCCTGCATCACGTCCTGGAAGGTTTTATTCAGGCGCCGGGCCCAGGCATCGAGCACGGAAATCGGGATCGATGCGACGTGGCGGTCGCCCATGCCGGTGCGGGTAAGGCCCTGGTTGTGTCGGGCTTTCGCGCGCTCGACGATGCGCGAGACGTTCTCGACGGTCTCGATCGCCTGCTTGCCGTCCTGCTCGTCGTGCAGAAAAGTCGCGGTGGTGCCGTCGAAGGTGAGAAGTCGTTTGCTCATGAAAAAGCCGCCTGAGTTGCCCCAGGCGGCTCCGTTAAGGTGTTGCGGTCGGATTACTGCAGGTCGCGGATCGCTCCCGAGCCGGCCTCGTTCTTGCACTTGAGGGTCCACTCGGTGTTGATCAGGCGCTTTTTGCTGTCGCCAGTTTTCGCCAGATCTTCGCCCTTCATCGGGCGCAGGGTCATCAGCGAGAACAGGTCCGCGTCCAGCAGGAAGATATCGCGCTGGCGGCCGTACCGGCTGTTGATGATCGAGTAGCGGCCGAAGTCGCCGACGTAGACTTCGACGGTCGCGTTCAGCGTCTTGTCTTCGGTCTTGTCGAACTTGGTGGCGCCGCCGGTGAAGGCCGACACCGCAGCGCGCTGCGAGGAGGGCACGAACAGCTTGTCCGGATTGCCACCCTGATCCCAGCACGACTTGGCGACATCCTTCAGCATCTGCTCGGTCAGGGCGCGCAGGGTGCCGTCCGTCGGCGCGGTGTTATTCGCAGGCAGGGGGTTCGGAGCCACGCCGGTGGCGCCCAGGCTGTTGTTGGTCGCCAGCCAGCCGGCGACGCCGCGTGCCTGACCTGCGACACCAGAGGCAGCCGCAATCGCAGTAGTGTTCTGCAGCGCGGCGAACTCGATGTCGCGCTTGAGCTCGACCATCTTCTTCGCGTCCTGATAGGCAATCTCGGACTTGCGGCCGGCCTTCGAGACGGCTTCCTGCGAGCCGGTGACCGCATAAGTCTTCTCGGAAATCTGCATGCGGTTGCCGACGCGGGCGGTCGGGGTGATCGCGACGAAGCCCGATTCGTTACCCTGCTCGACCTTGTTGTTGCCTGCCGGCGCCAGGGCGTCCGTCTGCCATTCTTCGGACTGCGCCGTGGCCTTTTCCTTGCCGATGGCCGCCAGGAACGGAGTTTCTGACGGGTTGATGTTGTAGATCGCGTCGGCGAGCGATTCGCGCAGGCCGACTGAGTTGAAAGTGGCGACCGAATTTGCGAGTTGAGCCATGATGGTTCCTTACATAGTGTGCTGAAGCAGTTTCGCGAAGTTTTCCAGCGACTTTTTGCTGGCGAACTGCTTGGCGTGGATTTCGAGACCCGACGTCACAGCGGTAGACGCCTGTTTGGTCGGCTTGACGGGTGCGTTCTTGACCTTGTTCACCGCTGCCGGCGCCTTGGCCTGAAGTGCCTTGAATTGCATCGCGTCGTGGAGGATACGCACGAAGCGCGGGTCAGCCACCTGCTGCAGCTCCTGGCTGGAATAGCCATAGGTCTGGGCGGTGGCGTCGAGCTTGCCGACCAGTTCCTTCCCGAAGTTGGGGATGGCGGTCTGCAGCTCGGCCAGCATCTTCTGCTGGGCGTGCTGGAATTGCTGTGCCTTTTCGGCTTGCTGCTGCTGCTGAACCTGCTGCACGCGGGTGGCGACCCCGGTGCGGTGCCGCTCGAGCAGCTGGAGCTGCGACACAGCGTCGAAGTAGGCGACCGGGTCGCTGTTCTTGTCCATCGTGGGGATGGCCTTTTCCAGCGCTGCGATCTGTTCGTCGACGAGGTGCAGCGTGCCCAGGTCCTGCGCAAACGTCTGCGCTACCTGGAACTGCTCCTGGATGTGCTTCGTCGCCTGTTCCCGCTCCTGAGCCAGGGTCTGGGTCTTGTGGCGGTAGTCCTGGTCGCGCATGTAGCCGGTTTTCAGCTCCGCGACAGGGACTTCGAACTCTTCACCCGACGCGGTCTTCCAGGAAACGACCTTGTCGTCCAGCGATTCCGCAGCGGGTTGATCGCCTTCATTCTCGACGGGTTCTTCCTGATCGTCCTCCTGCTCGCCGCCGTCCTGCTGATCGTCGTTTTGCGCCTCCGCATCGGGATGGGCGTGTTCGGCGTCCGGCTGGGAATCGTCCGCGGCTTGCGCGTCATCCCCGCCCAGGGCGGCTGCGAGTTGGTCGATACTGGTGATTTCTTCTTGCGACATTGCTCATCCTTCCAAAGAATGTGACTCCCAAACATAAGCCCGCTCGATGGCGGGCCCAGGGTTGGTCTTTTTTCGGGTCGCGCTCGAGGGCGCGCGACTGGCCCGTGATTAGTGGGTGCTGCCGTCGCTGTAGGTAGCGGACAGGTCGCCGGCGGCGATCGGGAAGCCCGAGTACACGCCGATGTGGATGCGCGGCTTGGCGGACGGATGCGCGATCGCGGTCACCACCAGGCCGGCGTCCTGCGCTGCCTTCTCGTGCAGGGCGATGTAGTCGTCCAGCTCGGGGACCTCTGCTGCTGCCGGCTTGTCCTGCTCCCTCGGCTCGGCCGGGGCCTGGGCCTGGACCACAGGCTCGGCGGGTTGTTCGGTCGCCTGCGGAGTCTCCGGAGCAGCCGGGGTAGCGGGTTCCGGCGATGCCGCGGCGGCCGCTGGCGGCGCCGGATCGGTAGCAGGTGCTGCGGTAGACGCCTGGCCGGCGTCCTGCGCTGCCGACGCCTTCGCGCGCGGCGGCTTGGTTGTGGTGGTCGGCTCCTTAGCCATTCACGAACTCCTTCACTCGGATTAAAAGGGACTTGCGCTCTTCTTCGGCCTGCAGCTCGGCCCGGGCAATCGTCCCGGTCTCCATGCAGATGCGGAAAACGTTTTCGAACTGCCGTTTTGCCTGGAGCAGGCGGTGCAGGTGCTCGCGCGCCTCAACGTCGCGGGCCGGCACGTCCTTCCATGCCTCGGTGATCCCGTCCTCGATGGCCTGCAGTGCCTCCTTGACCATCGCGTCTTCCAGGATGCGCGCGGCGGCGTCGGCGCGGTTGATGGCCTGGCGTTGATCGTCATTCATACGGGATTCCTTCATGCTGCGGTTGCGGTTGGCGATTTGCCGCCTCGTGGTCTTTGCGGTTCTGCTCACGAGCCGCAACGGCCTCCTTCAGACCGAGTTCGCGCTCCTTGATTTGGAGCTCAATGGCCTTGATCTGCAGGTCGAGCTGCTTCAGCTCCTTGTCAGCCGCAATCTTCTCGCGTTGGCCCTGGAGTTTGATCATCTCGACATCCTTCTGTGCGTCGGCCAGCACCTGCTCCGGCATGGGTGGCGGTGGTGGTGGCGTCTGCTTCGGCACGTTCGCCGGATCGTTGAAGAACAGGTCGATGCCCTTTACGTTCATCGCCTTCAGCATTGCGCGGTAGGCGTTGTACAGCTTCGAAGGGTCGAACATGGGCGAGTTGGCGGCCATCAGCTGCTTTTGCTCGTTGATGATCAGCATCATGTTCTGCACCAGCTCCTGCTTGTCGCCGGTGCCGAGGCCCACATTCACCGACGCGTCCATCTCGTCTGACCAGGTACGCGGGTCGAAGTCGACCCACTGGTTGCGGAGCCGGACGGTAGCGGCACGGTCCTGGTGTTTGCACACCAGCTTGAGCAGCAGCTTGAATAGGTCCTTCACACCGGTTTCGGCCATGATCCGGGCGATCATTTGCAGGCGCTGCTGGCTTGCCGTCATGATCTTCGTCACGCCGGTAGCCGTTTTATTCAAGCTGTCGGCTTCCAGGCCCTGCGTGTAGCGCGTGACGCCCGTCCGGATTTCGCGGCGCGTGTCCATGAATTCGATACCCTGCAGCGCCGGCGTGGCAACCGAGTTGGTTACCAGCGGAGAGAGTGCTTCCATCATCGGGGCGTTGCCGCGCACGATGCCGCCGATCCGGTTGTTCAGCAGGTCCTCGATGTTGACCTTTGCCGCCATGTTGACGTAGGTCCGCGGGTTGTTCGCCAGGTAGAGCGAGTCGAGATATTGCCGCTGCAGGGCCGTGTTGGTCGCCTGGATCGGTGCCGTCACGTCGGCAAGGGCGAGGCCATGCACGCGGTGCGGAATCGGGATCGGGGTGATCAGGCAGTAATCGTGGCCGTCCGCTTCCTCGTTCTTCAGGGTCAGGTTGCCGCCGCGGAGCACGTATCGCCATTCGGCGATGCCATCGTCGTCGTGGTCGCACTGGATGTAGCCCTCGAACAGCGTGACCTCTTCCATGCTCTTGTCGAGGGACTGCTCGTCATCCAGCGCGTCGGTCTCGTCGTCCGCGTGTGCCTTCAGCGAGCGCGCGTCGTCGCCTTGCACCATGTCGTAGCTCTGCACCGCGAACGCCTGGGCCTTCGGAATGCCCATCTCGACCAGCTCGGACCGGCGAAGCACGGTGTAGTTGCCGACCAGCGGGGCCTCGTAGATCGAGCAAGCGCGGCGTGACACGATGAAGGTCTCCGGCCGCACGTTGCGGATGCAGACCTGGCCCTTCTTGCGGGTCACCTTCAGCACGACGTCGAACAACATGCGCGGCGGCTGAGCCAGGGCGGCTTGGACTTGCGCCGCCTGTTCGGGCGCCATGGCGTTGATCGCCCTGGCCAGCTGTTCACGGTGTTGAGCGTCTTCCGGATCGGGGTGGGCCTCGTGCTCGAGTACATCGACACCTTCCTGCTGGAGGAGAAGCGTGAGCTGCATCTCGTCCAAGCCCGTGTATTCCTCACGGGTCACCTTGTCGGCGTCGTTCCAGAACGCACGCACGATACCGACCTTGGCCAGCATGGCGTCCTTCAACCATGTGTTGAAGATCAGGAAGCCCGGGTTCTGCTTCTTGATCACGTGGTTGATGTAGTCGGTGGCCTGCTGGGCGTACTGTTCATCTTCGACGCCCACCGGCTCGAACTCGCCGATGTTATCGCCAGACAGGAAGATGTCGAGCAGCGAGGGCAGGGCGGCTTCCACCACCTCGAACACATCCCAGCTGACGACCTTGGAGCGGCCGTCGACCTCGTTCCCATCGGGCAGACCCAGGTAGTAGGCGTAGTTCCGCTCGCGATCAGGGTTGATTGCGTGCTGCTGCCAGGATGTCGCCTGGTCGATCTCGTGGTCGACCAGCTTGTCGAATGTTTCAGCGGATAGTTTCGGCATTACACAATTCCCAATTTTCCGTAGTTGATCTCGCCGCCCCAATCCTCGTTGCTCATCGCCTCGGCATTGATCGCGATGTAGCGCAAGTTGTCGGCGCCGTGCGACCACTCGTCGTGTAGTGGCGCGCCGGCTTCCTGCGTCTGCTTATTGATGTTGCGGCGGTACCGCTTGGCGCACTGCACCAGGCGCGCGGCCTTGGTCTTGTCGAAGTAGATGCGCGGGAAGGCCATGCGCGTCAGCCGGATGCCGGCCTCAACGCTCATGTTCGGCGTGATCGCCACGGTCCAGCCCAGCGCCTGCATGATCTCCTCGGCGCTCTTGCCGGTCTTGAAATCCTTATGGCGGCCGTCGTGCGGTAGGAAAAGCGTGCCCCAGTTCAGCCGCTTCTCCTTCAGCAGCGCCGAGTAGTGATCCAACGTCTTGTGGCTGTCCTCGATGTTCTCGATGACGCGCAGCTCGGAAGAGTGCTTCTGTACCAGGCTGATCGACATCGCGTCGTTCCAGCCCAGGTCGAAGATGACGTGCACCTTGAGCAGCGGGTCATACGGCACGTTGCAGATCCGTTTCTCCTCCGTGGCCTTGGTCACCTCGTCGTAGTAGATCGCACCGGTGACGGCCGGCTTGCACTTGCCCTCCCAGATGTTCTCGTACTCTGCCGCCGGCAGGGTCGCCTTGGCGTGGATCCGCTCCTTTTCCAGCACGTCGGGGAACCACGGGTTGTCCATGTAGTTCATGTCGACGATGATCGCGTCCTCGGGCTGGTTCGTGATGAACCGGTCGTAGGTCTCGTCGGTGTCGAGCTCCGGGTTGAACGTGATCCAGATCTCGGAGCCGGGCTTGCGGATGGTCGGGATCAGGACCGCCCAGGATCGCTTGCTCACGGACTGGGCTTCCTCGACCCAGACGATGTCGCAGCCCTCGAACGACTTGATCGAGTCGACGGTCTGCTCGGACAGGCCGGAGAAGCTGAACTCGGTGCCGTTGCGCCCGCGGATCTCGGTCTCCAGCACCTGGTAGAACTGGGTCAGGCCCAGCGCCTCGATCTGATCCTTCAGCAGCTTGTGCACGGACTGCTTGATCGACTTCTGCACCTCGCGCGTGCACAGGATGCGCAGCTTGGTGGTCGAGCCCAGGATCAGCAGCGCCTTGGCGGCGCTCCACGATTTGCCGCTGCCCCGGCCACCCTTGGCGCCCTTGTAGCGCGCCTTCTTGGTGAGCAGGAACTGGAGCTTCTCGGGAAATTCAACCTTCATCGCGGGGCTTCACGAAGTCGATCTGCCAGTTCATGTCGATCGCGCCGCCGCCGTCGCCGGTCAGCTGCACCTTGCTACCGTACTTCCGCGGCTTCATCTTCTGCACGGCCTCAATGCGCGCGTAGATCTGCAGCTTGGCCTTGGCCACGGCGTCCTTGTCGGCCTTGCACTTGTCGGCGATCTCGATGATCTCCTCGACATGCGCGTCGGCGCGGTCGTCCGTGGCCTGCTCGTACAGCGTCACGAACTCGGGATGCTCGCGCAGCCAGCGGAACACGGTCGCCTTGCTGGGCATGCCGGTCTTGGCGCACACGGCGCGTAGCGATCCACCTTCCGCGACGGCGGCGCAGAACTTGGCGGCCAGTTCGAAGGTATAGGCGGTTTTGCTCATGGCATTCGAAAAAAAATGCCCCGACTGTTCGTTGGGCGGCCGGGGCGAAAGCCCTGTTGGAGCACAGGGCGGAGACAAGGTGTGGTGAGACGCAACGCAAGAAGCCGACTAGGGCAGGGTGGTTGGTCGTGCGTTCACCACACGGATGCGCTCGGGCAGAACGCATGCGTGTGGTGCCCGGTTTCCCGGGCTTCGTCTATCGATGGTGCTGACGGTTGCGCGACACACCGCGCTTCTTCGCCGCGGTGCGCTGCTGCCGGGCCATGGTGATGCCGGCGCCCTTGCGGCCGTAGCGGCCCAGGCTGGAGCGACCGCCGAAGACAGCACGCTTGCTGACGGTCACGGGGCGGGGCGCGGAGCTGGTCATGGCCGGCTGGTTCACCATGGATGTGACCGAGTAGCCCGCGCCGAGGATAGCGGCCACGGCGAGCGCAAAGGATCGAGACATCGAGCTGAGCATGATTTCTCCTGAGTCTGAATGAAAAAGCCCCGCGTGGTTGTCGATCGCGGGGCTCAATGAAAATCGGTGCCTATGTCGTGTTACTGTTGCGATCCCAACAATTTAAGTCGAGGTATCACATGGATTACGCAAAGCTGCTTCTGGCGGCCGAAGTGCGGAAGCTGGCTCTCGGTATGACGAATCAGGAAGTTCCGAAAAATTTGACGGAAGACGAACGCCAAAGACTTTTTGTCGAAAAATACCGCGAGAACGTCAGCGCGGCGTTAGACGAGTTTCAGTTCACGGCCAAACTCATTGATGAAATCCATCAGGCGAAGAAGCCCTAAAGCCGCAAAAACGAAAAGCCCCGCGTCATCGCTGACTGCGGGGCTTCTTCGGAGACGCCGCGGGCTGCCTTCAGGCAACCGCGCACGTCGTGATAGACGGAAATAAGTTGTAGATGCGAAATTTACTGCTGAGATTGCGGGCTGTCAACTAATTTCGTTCAGGAACTTCATGAAGCGTATGATTTCGGCTGCGGCGCGCGTGATAGCACGGCGGGTGGCAGCTGCAGGGTCATCGCCTGGAACTTCCTGTGCGAATACGTTTCGAGGCTGACTTAGACCATCAGGCGATGTGATGCCAACAACGCCCTTGCATATGACTGCCGAATCGAACACTTCGACGGTGAACTTGAGCCGGACTAGCAGGTTGAACGCATCATCGCTGTGCACCAGCGAGTTCCAGGCGTAGACGGTTGAGCCATCGGGGAAGTTCAGGTTTCCATAGCCCTCGCCATCGACCTCTACGAAGTCAGCATTGAGTGCTCGTGCGGCCTGCAACAACAGCTCATGATCCTCTCGCGAGATTTCCTTACGCGGCCCGCACGGCAGCTCGTCAACCTCGTAACTCTCGTCCATTCCAGTGCTCCATGTTCTTTTCGACAACCGATTCTATCGCACGCTGGGCATCGCGGAACAGGTTGATGAAGATCGTGGCCGGTCGGTGCGCGATGCTGACCTTGCGGCAGACGACCTCCATGGGCGCGCCGCGGATGTAGCACCACCACAGGATGAGCCGATGCTTGGTATCGAGCTCGCGCATGCCACGCTCGATCGCGTGCGCGTCGTCCTCGTCGATTTTACGGCGCTCGGGCGACGCTGAGGTATCGCCCTCGGCCTCGCGGCGCAGCTGGTCGCAGTAGGCGGCCGTCGGGCTGATGCCCTGGCGCGGGCGGTCTTGGTAGACGCGCGCCCAGTTCTCCAGGCGCGAGCCGATGTCGCGGCGTTCGGTCAAGGTCCGATCTCCTCCGGCGCGACCAGCAGCGGGTCGACCGCGCCCAGCTCCTTGGCCTGGTGCTGGAGCTGGTCCAGGTTGCGGCGCATGGCGTTCAGCATGTTCTCTGCGACGTTCAGGCCGAGCCACAGGCCGAGGCCGGCGCCCAGGGCGAAAGCGGCGAGGGCGGTCACGCAGCCTCTCCCAGCAGATCCGCCTGCGGCTGCACCACCGGAATGCTGGTGATCGTCACGACCACGCGCGCCTCGCCGTCCGGCTCCATGCGCTCGGCAGTCAGGCGGCGCACCCACTTGTCGTCCTCGATCGCCACATCCTTGAGCGCGTCCAGCAGCACCTTGTTGGCGTTGTCCAGGTCCAGGCACTGCACGCCGTCGTCCCAGGCCGCGCCCAGCTTGCGCTGGCGGGTCTGCCAGTCGAGCGGGCGGTGCGGGTAGAGCTGCACGTCGATGCGCACGCGCCCGGGCAGCGGACGGCGGACGCCGGCGGCTACGCACAGCGCTTCGACCTCGCCCTTATACGCCTTCGCCTCGGGCGTCACGTAGGTCAGGGACATCGCCTTGCGCGCGCCCTTGGCGGGGATCGTGCGCGTGGCCCAGTAGCGGTTCGCGCTGATCGGGTAGGGCAGGGTGAGGGTGATCGGGGTCATTTCCACTCGCTCCGAGGCAGCAGGCGCGCCGCCAGCGTCTTGGTGTCAACTTCGATGCGTCCGTAATCGCCGTACTCGAAATATTCTTCGCAGAACTCATCACGCTTGCGTTCGCTGCGCGGATAGGCACCTTTGATGATTTCGTAGATGGCGTCTGGGCTTTTGAATTTGATGACGACCTTCATTCGTGTTCTCCTTGTCGTTGTTGTTGCCGCCCGGCTGGCCGGGCGGGGTGGTGGTGGGTCAGCCCGGGTAGTACGGCTGGCTGTAGCCGGAGGCATCGCTGGCGGCGGCCGGCGCGTCGACGATCAGCCAGTCCTCGGCCAGCGCATCGCTGCCGCTGGGCGCCCAGGTGCTCACGGTGTCGTCTGCGCCCTTGAGCGCGAGGTAGGCGTTGTACGGGACCAAGCCGCCGTCGCCGAAGAAAGCCTTGGCCGCGCCGGTCTGCGCCGGGTAGCTGTTGGCTGGCACCAGGTAGGCGAACATGCCCTTGCCGTTCCAGCCGGCGCGCGCCACACGATTACCAGCCTTGAGCGCGACCAGTGCGTAGCCGAAGGTCAGGCCGGAAGCGGGCATTGGCGAAGCGTCCGGCAGCGGCGCTGGGCCGGTGGCCTTGGCTCCGTCCGCGTAGGCCTTCGTCTCGATGCTGGGCGCGGCCTGGCCGTCGATGTGCGCCTGGTACACCTCGGCCGCCTTCAGCACATCCCGGTGATTGCAGATGCCGGGCGTGCGCAGGGCCATTTCGACGGCCTGGGCCCGCAGGTACGCAGCGTCACGTGCGCTGGCGCCGATGATTTGGCCGCCGCATGCCGTCGACAACTGAGTCTTCGGCTCATCGCCGCGCGCCAGTTCGGTCTCGGCCTTCTCCGCCTGCTGCTTCTGGTACGGCATCCAGTGCCACGACTGCAAGCAGCCGGGCTCCTGCTCGGGATCTGCGTGCGTGACGGTCGGCTTGTTGCCCCAGTCGGTGTCCGTGACGTTCAGCGGGAACACGTACAGGTCCGCATTGAACGGGCCGTTGCCCTTGATGACGATGGCGGGACGGACCTCGCCGTCGGCGCCGCGGTACCAGACGATGCGGCCAGGTGTCGGGGTGATGGTGGTGCTCATGCTTCTCCTTCAGGTTGGTGCTGCGGTGGTGCGCTCGCGCGCGAAATGGTCTCAACGCTTCCTGCTGTCCCGCTGCCGAAACTCCGCCAGCAGTTCCTGCCCGCTCTTGGCGCCGTTCCTGGCTTCGAGCGATCCGGCGGCCACGAACAGGACGCACGGGCGGTCGTCAGCTTCTGCTGGCCTGTCGAAGCCAGTGCAGTGGCCCGTTCCCGTTTTCGCGGGGACGAACTTGGCGCAGGCGCCGCAGGGCGGGTGGTCGCGGTTCATGCCTGGCCAAGCGCCTGTCGTGCGAACAGCACTTGGGTCGGCGTCAGCCTCTCGCCGGCCTTGTGACGCTCCAGCAGCTTCCGGGCCCAGGCGGTGCCTGCGAACGTGTGCATGACCTGGTCGGCTGCTTGCTTGATCGCCTGGCGCGCCTTCTCGGTGCCGGTGGCCGACTTGCCGGGTGCAGCCAGCGCCTTCATTGGCCTCGGGATCTCGGCCCACTCGGTCTTCGCCAGCTCCTTCGCCAGCGAGGTTTCCCAGCGCGCGCGGACGTGGCTGTAGGCCTGCTCGCGCAGCTCGACTGCGATCGGCATGGCGGCCCAGTAGATCGCCGGGTGCGACCATTCGCCCATCTCGCCGTTGACGCGGGCCTGGACGCCGTTGACGGCCTCGTAATACGCCTTGAGAGGATCCAGTGCGGGCCGGCAGGCCTGCATGAACTCGGCGACGCTGGGCGGCCAGCCGAAGCGCTTGCGGCACTCGCGCAGGCCGACCTTGACGTCGTGCGGCGTGATGCCTTCCTCCTCGAACGCTTCGACCCAGCTCTCGGCCCAGTTGTCGATCGCCTGCTGATTCTTGAAGTTCTGCCGCCACTTGCCCGGGTAGGCGCCGTCCAGGCGGTTGAAGAGGTGGTCGATCAGCGAGATGCCCAGGTCCGGCATCGGGTCGAACCAGTGCGAGAACGGGCGCGTGGTTGGTGCCGAGGGCAGATGGGCCGGGAAATCGGCGAGGTCGTTCATGGGGCTCTCCGGTTGCGGTTGACGTGGGCAACAGGGTCGAAGGGCTCGGTGCGGCCGTGGCCGTTGACCTGCTGCGGCTGTGCGGCGCCGCGGGCGTTCAGGCCTGCGGCTTCCTTGGCCCAGCGCTCCAGGATGGCGAAGACGTAGGCCGGCGCGATGCGCTCCTCCGGCTTCGAGCGTTTCGCGTCGGCGCAGGCGGCCTGCATGGTTTCGACGGTGACGCCCTGTTCGGCCAGGGCGATCAGGCGCGGGTCAGCAGGCTGGCCCATGATCCCGACGTCGCGCATCGCCTTGCTCAGCAGGCCAACAGGCGTCGGCTGTACACCGTCCCCCGCGCCCAACTCCGGTTGAGTAGGCGCGGTGTCTCCAAGGGTTTTAGTCTGGAGTCTGGAGTCTGGAGTCTGGCTAAGGTTATTTTCAGAACCCACATGGTTTCCAACAGCAGAACCATCTGGGTTTTCTTCGGTTGCCGAATTGGTTACTGTTTTCCTCGGCCGCCCACCCTTCGCGCCGTTCTCTCGGTTCTTGTCCGCTTTCGCGCTGGCGATGCCGATTTCTTCCTCGCAGCGGCCTTGCGTCCAGGTGCCGTCGGTCAGCGTGAAGAACTCGTCGAGCACGTTGGCCAGCGCCTGCAGCTCATCCTTCGACCTGGCACCGATCAGCCGCGCGGCCTTGTCCTCGGGGATCCCGGCTTCGCGTGTGTAGTAGACGTCCATCAGGCGCGAGTAGATGCCGTGCTCGAGCAGCGTCAGGTGGCCGGCCTTCTTGATGTAGTCGCCGATGTGGCGTTTGTAGAAGTTCATGCGAACATCCTTCCCTGCGCGGCCTGCTGCTCGAGCGCGGCGGCGCACGCCGGGTTCAGCCAGACGACCTCGGTCGATGCCTTGCCGTGGTCTGCGTTGTGCCGGCGCTCGTAGCGGATCCAGTCCGGATACAGCTCGTCGTCGTACAGTTCGCTTGGGTAGCCGGACAGTACGACCATGCTCTCGACCTGGTGCAGGGAGGAAGCCAGCGCGCGGTGGGCGGTATCGTCCATCTCGTGGCGGTACCCGCGGCTCGCTGCCCTGGTGCTGTGGCAGTACGGCGGATCCACATAGATCAGGGTATTGACGGTGTCCATGCGCCGGATGATTTCGAGGGCGTCGCAGTTTTCGATGAGTACTCCCTGCAGCCTACGGGTGAAGGAGGGGATGGCGTCCGGCCAGGATGAGTACTCGATCGCCGGCAGCACGCGGCCATCGGTCATCCTCGAGCGAAACCCGGTGCGGTGCGGCCTGGTGGCCGAATCGCTGCCGAACCCCAGGAACGCCTTCGTCACCAGTTTGTGCGCCCGGTCGAGATCGTCGACAGGCGGCTCGTATGCCCAGTTGAATTCGTCGCGTGCGAACGGCGTCAGGGCCACGCGGCGCTGCAGCTCAAGCGCACGATCGGGATCACGCAAGATGCGGAAGAGGTTGACGACCTCGCCGTCCAGGTCGTTGTAGCACTCGGCCCCGACGCGTGGCTTTTGGAGCAGCACGGACGCGGCGCCGCCGAACGGCTCTACGTAGACGGTGTGGCGGGGGAAGAAGCTGAGGATCCACGGCGCCAGGCGGAACTTGCCGCCGTGGTAGCGCAGCACCGGGCGGGCCGGCGCTTCGAGAATGTCGGTGGTGGTCGTCATGGCGGGCAAGCCTCCGCCAGTGCGTGGTCAAGCTCACGGGCGGCCCAGGCGCGGTCGTCCTGCAGCTCGCGCTGACGCTGCATATAGCTGATTTGCCAGTCGACGATCGCACGCGAACCGGGGTTCATATCGTGGTCGTCGATGCCGAGGCCGCGGTCGAACGCGTCGGCGCCGCGGTCCTGCATGATCTGTGGGGTGACGGCGCGGATAGATTGGTCCATCAGCGCTCCCCCAGCGTGTCGACGGCCTCGCGCAGCCGCTGCAGCTCACGATGCTGCGCGCGCTTGGCCGTGTCGGTCCTTTCGCCGATCGCCTTCTTCTCGGCCCGGCGCCAGGTCTTTGCCTGGTGTGCGATCCGCTCGTCCGGCGTCGCCCGTTTTGTCTCTTGGTCCTGCATATGGTTCGTTCCTTCTAATCTGTGGCTACCCAGGCGAGGGAGCGCGGTTTGAAATCGCCCTTAAAGATGCAGGCGGCGCGAACCACCTGCTGCACTGGCGCGGTTCGGGAAGCGGTGCTTATGGCCATGACATGGCCCTTCAGCTTTGCGCTTCGGGAAGCTACGATTCGCGCGGTCCCGTTCGATCTTCTCCAGCAGGGCGGCCCGGATGAACGGGGCAACTCGGCTGCCGATGCTCGCGCAGTGCTTGCGGATCGTGCTGTCCTCGACCTCGTTGACCGGGACCTTCAGGGGCGGCAAGTCGCGGATCAGGCTTTCGGCGGTAATGGTGGTGCTCATGGTTTCTCCTATTGGTGCGGTGGTTCAGGACTTCGGGGTGATGCTGGGCAAGTGCCCTGTTGCAACTTTTTAGGCAACAAAAAAAGCCGCGCGTTACTGCGGCTGGGATTCGGGGTGAGGTGGGGCGGTTGCGACGTTGTGCTCCTTCGCTAGCCGTTCGAGGCCGCTGATAACCTGATAGGACGGGCGCTTTATTCCGGCTTTGCCTGCCTCCATGTCGCTGACAGAGGTCTGCGAAAGGCCAAGCTCGCGACCGATTTGGGTTTGAGTCAGCCCGGCTTGGCGCAGGCCCTTGACGGTGAATGGGATATTTATGGTGTCCATGGAGGCAATTATGGGAACTCCGGTAAAAACTGTCAACCGGTTTTCCGGTTATCTTCCACGCAACAATATCGGTATGTCGATAGGCGAACGAATCAAACAGGCCCGGAAGGCCGCAAAAATGAGCCAAGAGGTCCTCGCAAAGAGGACTGGCTTGAGTCAAAGCACGCTCTCAGACTTGGAAACAGGCAAGTCAGCAGGGACGACCTACGTTGCTACCTTGGCGGCATCCCTCGGCGTGAGTGCGCTTTGGCTTGAGACAGGAAAAGGGCAGATGGCGCCGGGCGCTTTCGAGCGATTGCCTCTGCTCGGAGTTTTGGCCGAAGAGTTCAAGCGCGTGCATGCGGCTGACCAGGACGACCCGACCATGACGCAGATCAGGCGGGTGAAGATCAAGGTGCAGGCCGGCATCACGGGCTTTCAGGTAGAGCCGGAACACTACGATGGTGAAACCCAAGGCGTGCCCACCAAGTGGATGCTGAAGGAAGGGCTGAGCAAAGACGCGCTGGTGTCGACCACCGTGCGCGGCGAGAGCATGGAGCCGGCCCTTTACGACGGCGATGTAATTGTGGTGAACACGCGCGATACGCAGCTGGTCTCCGGCGCTGTGTACGTCATCAATTACGAGGGCGAAGCGGTTGTCAAGCGGATGCTGCGCGACGCCGGCCAGTGGTGGCTGACTTCCGATAATTCAGATCAGCGAAAATATCACCGCCAGCTATGCAAAGGCGCCGAATGCATTGTCATCGGCCGAGTAGTTCGTAAAGAAAGCACGCATATCTGAGGAGAGTACTCGTATGTACGAAATAGGCTGCTGGTTTGCGTTTCTAATTTGGATTGGCTCGCTTGTCTGGCTTGTCATTTCACTGAATTCTCAGCTGGAGCGAAACCTTAATAAAGCAGGTTTTCGCCTTAGTTGGCTGACGCTTAGTCCGAAGCCAATGGACAATAATCATTGCAAACGCGGCTTCCTGAGAAAACTTGGGAAATTTTCGGTCACCGCGATTCCAGGCTTGATCGGAATTTTTTTCAGCTGGCTTTACGTGTCGTATTTTGTCGGCGCGGTTTTGTATTCACGATTTAAGGACGCAGGAGCGCCGGAAACTATAAAGGAATTTCGGTGGCGTATGCGAAATACAGATATGACTTTTGATGAGGTTGTCGAAGGTCTGGCTTTGGTTTCTAGAAGTACCACACCTATCGATCAGCTAAAAATGGATCTACGGACGGAGATGGTCGAGCGCGGCAACGCCTAAACTTGCAGGCAACTGTTACGCAAGGCGCCACGGCACGCCAATCTGCCGAACTAGGGAGAAAAAGCATGAAGAAAGTCGTTCTTGCAGCAGCCATTTTGGCAATCTCGTTTAGCGTATCGGCAAAAGGCGGCCGCGGCGGGCACTCCCACAGCGCACGCCCGGCGAGCGGCACCGGGTCGAAAGCAGCGCACTCGCACGTGTCCGGCTATACGAAAAAAAGTGGCGCGTACGTAGCTGCGCATGATCGCTCGACGCGCGACAGCACGAAGACGAATAACTGGTCGACAAAGGGAAATGTTAATCCCGAGACTGGAAAGAAAGGCGCCAAATAAAAATAATCCCCGCTCGCGGCGGGGAGTAAGTATCCGGGGTGATGCCCGGACTGCGGGCCATCAACCTGCATGTGGTGATGGAAGCGAAGGAGGTAGCCGACTGGTCACCGAGGCCCCCGAGGGGAGAACCTCGCCCGGATGGCTCTTCGTCCTGTAGCGACCTGAGCTCAACCTTGGCAAACCCATGTGGCCCAAGGTGCCAATGCTGCTGCAGCAGCACCGGCTAGCGCCCGGCAAGGCGCGAACATAAATGCCGACCTAATCAGCCGGCGTGCACGCCAGCGTAAATAGGGCTCAATGCCATGTTGAAACTGACGAAAGCAATACAGGTGAATCTGAAGGTTGATGTTGCGAAGTGCATCCAAGCTACGACCGGGCTGCTCCTTGCACTGCATCAGATCGGATGGTTGTGACCTGAGCATGAAGCGGGCCGGTTACCGCCGGCCCGCCAGTGCTGAACTCTACACCTCATCCCATCGGTTTACAACAGCCCGCCGCGAGCGGGCTTTTTTACGTCTGGCGCTAGCGCAACAGCCGCTGCCCATGCGGCTTTCAGCGGTTCTGGAATAGCGTCCGGCGCTGGCGCATGCGCATCCTCCATGCCCGCATTCGCGGGCTTTTTTTCGCCCTGACGCCGGGCCGGCGCGCCCGAACTGTTCGGGCAGGAATATTTTCGCACAAAAATATCGGAAAAGCGGTTGACACAAATACCGGAATACCGGTACTCTTCATCCCATCGCAACCGAGCTCAGCACCCGCTGAGCCGCAGATGGAGAACACGATGTTGGCTATTCCTCACCGCAACCAAGGTCAGCGCTTCCTGCTCAGCCCGGACGGCCGAGAAGCCGAATGGGTCGACCTGGCAAACGTCCCCGCGCGCTGCGCTGACTGGTCCGACGAGACCGCCCTGAGCATTGATGAGCTGGATGCTCTGGCCGCCTTTCGCATGGCAATGAACCCGCGCGTTGAGGCCTGAACCATGGACCGGCACGATTTCGACGACGAGCGCGACGCCCAGGTGGCGAAGCTGACCGAGCAGCTGGTCTGCGACTGGACCCGCAAGCTCGTGGCGGGCGATCAGCGCGCGATCAGCGACCTGCACAACACAGTGCTGGAACGCTTCAGCCAGGACGACGTGAAGGAACTGTTCGTCCAGGCGGTAACCGGGCGCGCGGCCGCCGACTCGCGCTTCGCCTGCTTGGCGATGGATGCGATGTACGAGGCCTGCAAGGCGGACGCGGAGAAGGGCGTCGAGCACCTGGAACAGCGCCGCACCGAATCCCGAAACGACAACCGCATTGCGCAGGCCGAGCTGGGCCGGGCGCTGCACTGATCTACCCAAGCGGCGCGCCTGGGACCGAACGCGCGCCTTGCCAATGCCCGGGTCAGGAAATAGGGCGCCTTCTCCGGGCACAGGAGCGCTCGCACTGCGTCAGGTGCCGCCAGCTTGGGTTCTGCGCACAGGCCCGCAACGACCGCGGTTAGAGGTCGCCACCCGGTGAAAGTCCGGGACCAACAACAACCGCCGGCGGCGCCGGCCAGAACGAGGAGCAGGAATGAGCACGAGCAATGGCGGACCGGCATTTCCGGTACCGGGACTGCAACAGGACGAGGACTTCAACGGTATGACGCTGCGCGACTACTTCGCGGCGCAGGCTCTGACCACGGTCGCGGCCTACGACAGCCACGACGTCGACACCTGGACCCCGAGAGACTTTGCGCACCACGCCTACGCGCTGGCCGACGCCATGCTCGCGGAGCGTGCGAAGTGACCGCCTCCCGCACCGCGCGCCGCCTGGTGCGCAAGCTCGCCAAGCCGGTCGCCCTGTGGCTGACCCAGCGCGCACTGCGCCGCGCCGAGGAGCGCGCTGACTACTTCCTGCAGCTGCGCGCCCAGGTGGTGCCGTTCGAGCTGCGCGAGCGCCGCCGCACGGTGCAGCTGACGGCGCGCCGCAACCAGATCGCGGGGTGGTAGCCGTGATCCGCCACATCCGCAACCAGTACCGCCTCGGCCTGCGTGTCGGCTTCGCGCCACGCCACGCTCTTGTCCGCGCCGTGCGCACCTACGTTTTCGGCTTTTAACCCACGAAGGAAACCATGAACGAACTGACCATCCAGGGCGAATCGACGTTCTCCCTTTCTCCCCGCTCCCTGGCTGAGGCCATGGAGTTCTCGAAGATCATCGCCTCTTCGGACATGGTGCCGAAGGATTACATCAACAAGCCGGGCAATGTCCTGGTTGCGGTGCAGACCGGCGCCGAGCTGGGCCTGAAGCCGATGCAGTCGTTGCAGGGCATCTCGGTCATCAACGGCCGCCCTGGCGTGTGGGGCGATGCGATGCGCGCCCTGGTGATCAGCCATCCCGAGTTCGAAGACCTGCACGAAGAGAAGACGGATAGCCACTGCACCGTCACCCTGAAGCGGCGCGGCCGCTCGCAGGTGGTCGTCACCTACACCATGGACGATGCGAAGAAGGCCGGCCTGGCCGGCAAGCAGGGGCCATGGCAGACCGCCCCGAAGCGGATGCTGCAGATGCGCGCCTTCGCCTTCGCCGCGCGTGACCTGTTCGCCGACGCCCTCAAGGGCATCAAGTCGATCGAGGAACTGCGCGATTACCCCACCGACGAGCGCGTCGAGCACGACATCACGCCTGCGCCGGCAGCAGCTGCGGTGACTGCGGCGCCGGCCCGTGCAGAACTGCCTGTGTGCACACCTGAGAAGTTCGCCGAGAACGCGCCGGCCTGGCGCGACACGGTCCTTTCCGGCAAGAAGACTCCGGCCGCGCTGATCGCGATGCTCAGCACGAAAGCCATCCTCAGCGAAGACCAGAAGCTCACGATCGACAGCTGGGCCCACGAAGGCGAATAAGGAGACCACTATGCAAATTCACGATCTAGTCCAAGGCAGCCCGGAGTGGCAGCAATACCGCCTCGAAAAGGACGGCGCCAGCGAGGCAGCCGCGATGCTCGGCATTTCCACGCTGGTGAAGCGCAACGAGCTGTTGCACATGAAGGCAACCGGCACCGCGCAGGAGTTCAGCGATTGGGTGCGGGAGCACATCCTTGACTATGGCCACCAAGTCGAGGCGCTGGCCCGGCCGCTCGTCGAGGAACTGATCGGCGAAGACCTCTATCCGGTCACGTGTTCGGATGGCCGCCTCTCGGCGTCCTGCGACGGCCTGACGATGGGCGAGGACATCGCCTTCGAGCATAAGCAGTGGAACCAGGCGCTGGCCGACGCGATTGCGGCCGGCCACCTGCCGGACGAGTACATGCCGCAGCCGCAACAGATCATGATGGTGACCGGCTGCAGCAAGGTCATCTTCGTCTGCTCGGACGGTACCCGCGACAATTTCGTGTACCTGTGGGTGCTGCCAGATCCGGCCTGGCAGGCGCGCATCCGCGACGGCTGGAAGCAGTTCGCGGTCGACCGCGCCGAATACCAGCACGTCGAAGTGCTGCCGCCGCCGGTCGCCGCCGCGGTGCAGGACCTGCCGGCCCTGTCGATCCGCGTCGACGGCCAGCTCACCCTCAACCACAACCTGGTCCTGTTCGGCGAGCGCCTGCAGTCGTTCATCGCCGACATCGACACGAACCCGAGCGATGACCAGGCCTTCGCCGACGCCGAGCAGGCCATCAAGGTGATGGAGCGCGCCGAGACCGCCCTGGGCGCCGCCGAGGCCTCCGCGCTGGGCCAAATCTCGACCGTCGACGAGATGGTACGCACGGTCGCCAGCTACAAGGACCTGGCGCGCAAGACCCGCCTGATGCTGGAAAAGGTGGTCAAGGCGCGCAAGGAAACGATCCGCGTCGAGATCCAGCAGGCCGGCAAGGACAAAGCGGCGGCGCACATCGCTGCGCTGAACACGCGCCTGGGCAAGCCGTACATGCCGGCGGTGGCCGTGGACTTCGCCGGCGCCATGAAGGGGAAGAAGACCGTTACCAGCCTGCGCGATGCGGTCGACACCGAGCTGGCGCGCTTCAAGATCGAGGCGAACGCCGTGGCCGACCGCATCCAGATGAACCTGACCACGCTGCGCGAGCTGGCCAGCGGGCACGCCTTCCTGTTCGCCGATGCGCCGTCGATCGTGCTCAAGGCCCCGGACGACCTGACCACCCTGGTTAAGGTGCGCATCGCCGAGCATGAGCAGGCCGAGGCGGCGAAGGCCGAAGCGCTTCGTGCCCGGATCGCGGAAGAGGAGCGCCTCAAGGCTGAGGCGGCCGAGCGCGCACGTGTCGCGGCTGAGACGAAGCGTCAGCTGGACGAGCAGGCCGCCGCCGTGGCCGCGGCGCGCGCACAGGAAGAAGCGGCAGCACACGCAGCAACTACGACCAGCACCGCGCCAGCACCTGACCAGGTCGAGAAGCAGCAACCGCCCAAACCCACCGCATGGCCATTCCCGACCGATACGCAGCCGGCGCCGACCGCCCAGGTGACACAGATTGAAGCCGCGCGTCCGGCAGCAGCACCGACCACGCTGCCCACCCTACGCCTCGGCCAGATCGCGGAACGACTGGGCTTCCCGCTGACGGCCGAGTTCTTGAATTCGATCGGGTTCGCCGCCGCCGGCCGCGAGCGCTCCGCAGTGCTGTACCACGAACACGACTTCCCGGCGATGTGCGCCGCACTGATTCGCCACGTCACGGCCGTGGCCGACCAGGCGAAGGCGGCCTGACATGGCTGGCCAGACGCCGCGCCTCTGGACTGTCCTGCGCTGCAAGGAGCAGGACTTCCAGCGTTTCCTCGGCGTGGCCGACGAGAAATCCGCGGCCGACCGCGTGAAGCAGCTGTGCGAAGTCACCACCCGCACGCAGCTGGACCGCGACCCGGCCGCGCAGGCGCGCTGGGATGAGCGGATCCGGCGCGCCTACCTGAAACACCAGCAGCACCCCACCAACCACCACAACCAGGACCAGGAGATGTAACCAATGTTCGAACTGAAACAGCTTGTCAAACTCGCCAACGTGAACCCGCGCGCGGAGCTGCACGGCGAAGACCCGAAGCCCGCCTTCGACTTGAAGATCGAGGCCACCTGCCCGAGCACCGTGCTCGTGGCCTTCCATCCGGAGCTGCGCCAGCACCTCTTCAAGAAGGACGAGAACCCGGACCTGGCTGACCAGGCTACCGACGGCGACGGCATGACCGTGCTGCGCTACCCGAAGATGGGCGCCATCAAGTGGGACTGGGAAGGCGCCGGCTACACCGCCACCGTCGACTATGGCCTGGGCGGCGAGAGCAACATCGTTCTCCGCGACTGCAAGGTCGACCACTTCAAGATCGAAGCCCAGAATGGTGGCTCGGTGGTGATCACCTTCCGTATCATCGCGCACCCGGAGAGCGAGGACGTGGGCAAGCTGTGCGAGTTCATCCAGCGCGACATCGAGCTGGTGCTGGCCGCGCCCGAGCCGGCGACCCTGGGCCAGCTGTTCGGTGAGGCGGCCTGACCATGACGTGCGCCCACTTCACCCACGTCGGCGAGGACCATTGCGCCCAGGGCGTCAGCTACATGGGCCTGGCCGGCGGCGGCGCCTTCCGCATGCTGCTGCGCCTGCCGTGCCTTCCGCTCTCGAACCGCCGCGGTGAAGAGGCGCGCACGTGCAGCAAGTACCAACCGGGCGCCAGCTCGGCGATCGATACCCAGGGAGCGGTAGCGTGACCAGGTCGAAAGGGATAAACCGGCCGCGGGCCGTTTGGACCGAGGACCAGGTCTCGACGCTGCGCCAGCTGTATCCGAACTTCAAGACTGAGGACGTCGCCACCATGCTCGGCCAGCGGATCGATTCGGTCTACCGGAAGGCGAACAGCCTGGGCCTGGAGAAGTCGGAAGCGTTCTACGCCAGCGGCAGCGGCGGCCGGCTGGATGGCATTCGCGGTGGTGTGACCAGGTTCCGGAAGGGCCAGACGTCCTGGAACAAAGGGTTGAGGGGCGTGAACATGGGTGAATCGGCGACCAGGTTCAAAACGGGCCAGTCGCCGGCGAACACCCTGCCGATCGGTAGCACAAAGCTCAATAAGGACGGCAGGCTGCTGCAGAAGGTCAGCAATGCGAAGGGCAACAACAGCGCCCGTTGGCGCGCCGTGCACGAGCTGGTCTGGACTCGGGTGCATGGGCCGGTACCAGAGAAGCACATGGTCGTATTCAAGCCCGGCATGGCAACCAACGTCCTCGGGGAGATCACGATCGACAAGGTCGAATGCATCAGTCTCGCCGAAAACATGAAGCGGCGCTCGCGGCATAACCTGCCGCCGGAACTCAACCAGGTGGTGCAGCTGCGCGCGGTGCTTACCCGACAAATCAATAAAAGGAGAAAACAAGATGGCCAGGAATCGCACAATTCAAGATCTGCGTGAGCTGCTGTTCGACACCATCCAAGGTGTCAAGGCTGGGACCGTCGACACCGAGAAAGCGAAGGTGATCAGCGACCTGTCCCAGGTGATGGTGAACACGGCCAAGGCCGAGGTGGAGTTCATCCGCGCGACGGGCGGCAAGGACAGCGGCTTCATCAAGTCGAGCGAGCCCGAGGACCTCCCCCAAGGAATTACCGGGATTCGCCAGCACCGTTTGCAGGGCTGAGGAGCGATCGTGAGCGAGAACAGCAAAATCGAGTGGACCGACCACACCTTCAACCCCTGGGAAGGGTGCCAGAAGGTCAGCCCGGGCTGCGACCACTGCTACGCCGAGACCAGGAACGCGCGCTACGCCGGCGGTACGGCCGTGAACTGGGGCCCGGGCGCGCCGCGCCGCCGCACCAGCGCCGCGAACTGGCGCAAGCCGCTGGGCTGGAACGCAGCGCACGAACACTTCTTCGCCCAGCACGGCCGGCGCCAGCGCGTCTTCTGCGCCAGCCTGGCCGACGTGTTCGACAACGCGGTCGACCCGGCATGGCGCGCTGACCTATTCAGGCTAATCGAAGCAACACCGAACTTGGATTGGCTGCTGCTCACGAAGCGGATCGGCAACGCGCACCAGATGATCGGCGAGGCGCTGATCACCATTACCGGTGATACCAGCCTGCTGCCATCCTGGCCGTGGTCGAACGTCTGGCTGGGCGCCAGCTTCGTCAAACAGGTCGAGGCCGACCGCGATGTCCCGAAGCTGCTGGCCACGCCGGCCGCTGTGCGCTTCCTCAGCATGGAGCCGCTGCTCGGCCCGGTCGACCTGACCACTGTGGCGTGCAAGCCGTGCCCGACCTCGGCCGGCAACCTGTGGATGGATCCGACTACCGGTGCCTACGAGTGCTGCTCGCGCTGCGACTACACCGGCATCGGGGACGAATGGGGTATCGACTGGGTCATCGTCGGCGGGGAGAGTGGCTCGGGCGCGCGGCCGATGCATCCAGACTGGGCTCGCAGCCTGCGCGACCAGTGCGCGGCGGCTGGCGTGCCGTTCCTGTTCAAGCAGTGGGGCGAATGGCTGCCCGGCGCGCATTACACCCCGAAGCTGGCCGCGAAGGATCAGGATCCGCACCAGAGCCGCTACCTGTGCGCGCTGTGGGATGGGGAGGCGTGGGAAAAGGGGAACTTCTCCAGCGACGAGATTCACTTCGAGGACGAACCCATGTACCAGGTCGGCAAGAAGGCCGCCGGCCGCCAGCTGGACGGTCTGCAGCACGACGGCTATCCCGGTGCCAAATCTGGCACTTTCTGAAAGGACGATATGGACAAGAAAGACCTGTGCGAGCACACCCGGATCCGCCTGATCGCGGCGGCGCTAGGGCACCAACATTGCACCGCGACGGACGGCACCGAAGTGCAGATCCAGGGCACCGGCAAACGCATCCTGATCGGCGACGATGCTTATCTGGCTAAGGTGGCCTTGCCCGCTGCGGTGCCGGATGCGACCGCCGAGATCCTCGCCATGTTGGGCCGGCCGGATCCGTTCGGCACCGAGCAGCAGGCTCAGTGGTACCAGCGCCTGTGCGCCGCGCGCTCAGCCGACCAGCCGCTGCCGGTACCGAAGGGCGCGGTCGTCATCTGGCGGGTCGACCTGGTGCTGGCGATGGCGGAGCTGCTCCAGCTGCGGGCGTACCGCGAGCACCACCTGGCGAAGGAAGCCAGGAAGCAGGCAGGCCTGCAGCAGCTGGCTGACCAGGCGCAGGAGATGGGTGGCTACGATGTGGCCAGCGTCACGGACAGCGAAGGTGGCCACCATGATTGAACGAAAAGCAGACCGGCGCCGCAGCGCGTCGTCGTACTTCAGCAGCCCAATGAATGACCGGCGCCGGCCGAGCTTCGAACGCCGCGGCACCGTGCCGGAAGCTTCGGCGCCGTCGCGCGAGGTGCTGCTGTATGGCGAGCGCCGGCTGCTGCCGGATGCTGGGTTGGAATAGGGAGAGGAAATGCTGCGCTATGTGACAATTTCAAAGTTTGCAGTCGAATCCGGATACAGCGAAGACGCGATCCGGACCAAGATCCGAGACGGCATCTGGCCAGAAGACAAGGTCTGGAAGAAGGCGCCGGACGGTCGAGTATTAATCAGCACGGAAGGGTATGACCAATGGGTAGAGACGGGCGGGGTGTTAAAGCTGCATCGGAAAGCTCCATCGAAATCAGCTTCATGTATCGGGGCGTCCGGTGCCGGGAAAGGGTCGCTCTCAAGCCCACGGCCGCTAACCTGAAAAGGGCGGAGCAGCACCGGGCGGCGATTCTGCACGCGATCAGCAGCGGCACATTCGATTACCGGGCGACGTTCCCAGAGTCGAAGATTGCGGCCAGGTTCGAGGCGGCCACGGCCACGCCGGGCGAGCTGAAGACGGTGGGCGACTTCCTGGATAAGTGGCTGGACGCGCAGAAGGTGGAGCGCAAGGCAAGCACGTACGACACCTACCGGAAGATCGTGATGGGCAAGCTGGATCCGTGGTTTGGCAAGCTGAAGCTCGCGGAGCTGAAGCGCAAGCACGTGCGGGACAAGCTGTCCGTCTATCCAGCCGGGAACAAGACCCTCGGGAATATCCAGAGCGTGCTGCGCGCGGCGCTGGAAGCTGCCGTCGACGACGAGCTGATCGAGGTCAACCCGCTGGCGGGCTACACCTACCGGAAGAAGGCGGCACCGAGGGTCGAGGACGAGATTGACCCTTTCGACCGGGTCGAGCAGTCGGCGATACTGGCCGCGCTGGAAGGGCAGGGCCGCAACCTGGTGCAATTCGCATTCTGGACCGGTCTGCGTACATCCGAGCTGGTCGCGCTCGACTGGTCCGACATCGATTTCCTGCGAGGCGTCGTGCGCGTGTCGCGCGCGCTGACGCAGCATGCAGACGAGCCGGAGGCGACGAAGACGGACGCGGGCCGGCGTGAGGTGAAGTTGCTCGGGATGGCGGCCGAGGCGCTGGCGGCGCAAAAAGCCCATACCTACCTGAAGGGGCGGGAAGTGTTCCAGAACCCGCAGACCCTGGACCGCTGGGCCGGCGACCAGCCGATCAGGAAGACGCTGTGGACGTGGGCGCTCAAGCGTGCAGGGGTGCGCTACCGCTACCCGTACCAGACCCGCCACACGTACGCCAGCATGATGCTGTCTTCGGGCGAGCACCCTATGTGGGTAGCGCAGCAGATGGGGCATGCGGACTGGTCGATGATCGTCCGGCGCTACGGCCGCTGGATGCCCGATGCAGACGACCAGGCCGGCAGCCGCGCGGAAGCGGTCTACGGAAAGAAAAAGGACGCCGCGAAGATATCCGGGGCGTCCTAATTCATGCTGTCATTTTGTTGGCATTACCGAGCTAATTCAGCCCTAATCTACCCCAACTTATGACGTCCTCAAGTACCTAAGTACTTGATTCTTAACAGTGTACTGGTGGAGGCGGAGGGAATCGAACCCTCGTCCGCAAGCACTCTACAGACAGTTCTACATACTTAGCACTATCATTTAATTTAACCAATACAACGGGGATGTGCACCCTTTGTACTAGCGAGTTACCTAAA